ATTATGAATATGCACAGATGGCTTCCGAAGAAATTCTAGCCACCATACCCGATGACTTGGACCTGTGCTTTGGTATCTATGAACAAGTTTTAGAACGCGAGGAATCAAATGCTTGATGTACGAAAACTTTCCGACGATGAGATTGAATCCTGCATCGATGGTTCCAGCAACATCGAAATGATTCGAGACATTCTCACTCGACATGGTGTCGTCGGTGACGATGGTTTTATTGATCCCGAAATATTCGCAGATTGGTTTGCCAATGGCATCGAAGATTACATTGATGCCGATCCTGATTCCAAAGAATGGGATGAAGCCAATGAAAATAATTGGATGTGGGGCTATGACATAGCCGACAACATTAATTCGCTGCTAATTGAAAACGAGGAAACATGATGGAATCAGACGACCAAGCTTCAGACATACATGATGCCCTTCATGACTTCATTGAAAATTTGCTGGTTGACCAGGACATGCCACCGCTGCTGGTAGCAGCCTGCATGATGGTGCAGTCCCTGAGCATGTATCGCACCATACTCAATGCCGATGAATATGCCATGATGACCAAACATATTCTGGGTCATAGTCCCTACATAAAAACCAAAACCAGTAATCTGCACTAGGACACAAAATGATAGATGCCATACTTGAATTTCTTTTTGTTGCGTTGATTGTGCTTGTCATAGCAGGCATCGTTGCAGCGTATTTTTATATCAACGATCAATCCAGTAATACTGGTGATGATGCTTTGCATTTCCCCCAAACCATAGGCTATAATGTCATACAACGATCCAAGACCGGAGGCTGGGTCAATCGTGGAACCAATCTCAGCGAAAACAGCGCATGGCATTTGGCAGAACGTCTACGAGCCGAAGAGGGCCTGACCATCCAAATCAAAGACACCGAAGGTAACCTCATCGCCACACTCTAGTGCCTCATTCTTAGACAAAGACCCTATGCTTGACTCTGGTATTCAAAGGTGCTATAATCGTGGTATGATAAATAGTTTTGTAACCAAAAAAGGAGCTTGACATGGGTGCATTGAAAAATTTATTTCCTGCTCGCAGCAAAGAAGAAGTGCGCGAACAAGCCGAACGCGAACTCCAGGAATTCCTGGCTCGTGGTGGTTCCATCCAAACTGTACGGGGTCGCAAAGGTCCTGCCAAATTAACTGCCAACGGTAAAACTTCTGGTCAGATTTTCACTAACGTATACAACTGATAACATCATTCCCGAACATATTATGAACTCAGCGACCGATTTTTCTGCTCCCTTATATACTACCTGGAACGAAGCCGAACAGGCTCGTTTTCGGGAGTGGCTTCATGGCCTGCTCAGGTCTGAAATTGTCAACATTGAATTCACCAAACGCGATGGTACTTTGAGAAAGATGCGTTGTTCGCTTCAGGACAAGTATTTGCCTGCCACAGACAAGCGTGACGAACGACAGCTCAGCAACACTGCCATTAGTGTCTGGGATCTGGACAAGGACAGTTTCCGAAGCTTTAGATTCGATAGCGTGCGTCAGATTAGTTTTGTGCTAGGTTATACTCTTGGAGAGCGCAATGGTTGAAAAAGTAGCAGATCCCCGCAAGGTCAAGAAGGTTGACATTGAGCCTAATGCCGTCGCCATCAAGGCTGGCGAGTCCGGTTACCAAACTCAGCTCATGCGAGCTCTAAGCTGGTATCATGCCGAACAGGATCGCAAAGATGCCACCAAGTTTGCTCGTAGCTGGATCAAGCAGCACATGCCCGAAAGCCTCATAGGCTTTGACAAGGCACGAGGCGAGGTAACACCCACCTTTGGATGGTTGTGTCGCATACATCAGCGTGGTGCCGTACTTTCGGACTTGCATGTAAATAAGATTCGTGACTACATGCGAGTCTATGCCAAACTTCAGGCCAATGAAGTTGTTGTAGCAGTCAAGGCCACTCCGCGGCCCAGCATTCAGGAAAGCATGGATGCCAAGGCTCGCGAATATCTGGGCAACATCGAAGGTGCCCTGGATGACTTCCTCAAAGAAGGCAAAGACTTCGACATCGAAGCAGACCTCAAAGGCAAGGAAATACCCAAGGCCTATGCTCCTAAGATCGAACAGTTCCTCAAGAACAAGCTTCGTGAAATCATTGAAGTCATCGAAGCCAAGGACAAGGACCTGGTTGAAGGTTATAGCAATCTCAAAAAGAAACATCAAAAGGACTATGCCAAGTTTCTGGCTGGCATGATCGAGGGATTGAACAAGTACGCAGCATTCAAGCAGGCCAATCGCAAGCCTCGTCCCAAGAAGGCTAAGCCGCCTACGGTGCAGGTTGCCAAGCTCCAGTATCTCAAGGAACATGCCGAGCTTAAATTGAACAGCGTGAGCCCAGTAGAAATCATTGGAGCCAGCCAGGCCTGGATTTATAATGTCAAGTCCAAGAAGCTAAGTGTGTATCGTACCGACAGTGGTCAGGGTCTGCAGTGCAAAGGAACCAGGCTGCAGAATTACGATCCCGACATGAGTGACATGCGCACCCTTCGCAAGCCTGCTGACCAGACACAAGAAATTCTCAACGCTGGCAAGGTGCAGCTTCGTAAATTCATGGAGGCCCTGACCACCAAAGCCGCCAACCCCAATGGCATTGTTAATGCAGATTGCATCATACTACGAGTGATAAAATAATGGGCCCAACCTTGGCTGGACCTTCGTTCATTGACAAGAGTGTGCAAGACATCTGCGGTTACCTGAACATATCAGAACCTAGCTACGTAGAGTTCAGATTTTGCGATCGCCGTGGCAACATCAACAGCCTCATCGGTCGCGGCGTTTATGTCATACACGACTACAATGAAGCATTTTATGTTGGCATGAGCAATACGGCCAACACCGGAGGCATGCGGCTAAGGTTTCTGAGTCACCTCAGAAAGATCAAACGTCGAGTGCCCAGTGCCGAAGATGCCATGACCGAAAGCTGGCGCTACTTCTTGGAAGAATATAGCATTGCCATGGATTTGGATCTTGACAAACTTTACTTTAGAGCTTATCATATGGCTGGATACAAGCCCAGCAAGATCTTGGCTCTGGAAAGCATACTCATAGACCGGTTGCGATCCGTAGCCAATGATGAAATTTATAACGAAATTATGGAGTCTCTAAGTGATAGTAATTGATTACAGTCAGACTGCTATTAGCAATCTCATGGCCGAACTCGGCGGCCGAACCGATGTTGAGATCAATGTTCCATTGATTCGGCACATGATCCTGAACAGCATTCGTGGCTACAAGAAAAAATTTGGTAATACCTATGGTGAAATGGTGCTGGCCTGTGACAGTAAAAACTACTGGCGCAAGGAGATTTTTCCTTTCTACAAGAAGCATCGCAAAAAAGATCGTGAAGATTCGGGCTTCGATTGGAAAGCCATCTTCGACACTCTGGATACCATTCGTGATGAAATCCAAAGCTTCTTCCCCTACAAGGTCCTGTGGATCGAAGGAGCCGAAGCCGATGACATCATTGCAGTCATGGCTAAATACAGTCAGACCAGCAGCAATGGCAATCCGCTGTTCGATGAGCCCGAACCTTTCTTGGTCATCAGCGGAGATCATGACTTTGTACAACTGCAGAAATATAAGAATGTCAAACAGTTTTCGCCAACTCAGAAAAAATTTGTGGTCCCAGACTCAACGCCGGAGAGAGCTCTATTGGAACACACGATCCGTGGCGACAAAGGAGACGGAGTCCCCAATGTACTTAGCCCCGACGAAAGTGTATACGAAAACATTCGGCAACGTCCAATCACCAGCAAAAAAATAGACGAATGGACCGATCCAGCCAAGCGTCCACAGGATCTGGAATTTCAGACTCGGTGGATTCGTAACCAGACTCTGGTGGATTTTAATTTTATTCCTGCAGATGTAGAACAACGTATCCTGCAGACCTATCTAAGTCTGCCCAACAAAGATCGCAGTAAATTGTTCAATTATTTTGTTCATCATAAAATGAAAAACATGATGGAAGTTATCGAGGAGTTCTGATGAAGACCACCATACCTCAGGTGCTTGAAGAAGTAGAGAAGGCCAAGACACACGAAGAAAAAGTCGCAGTGTTGCAAAAGTATAACACCACACAGCTTCGTGGTATCTTGAACATGAACTTCAACCCTGCTCTGAATTTTAATCTACCCGAAGGAACGCCACCGTTTAAAAACGATGTCGAACGTCCTTTGGGTTATACCGAGACCAATCTGTACACCGAATATCGAAGATTCTACATCTGGTTGACACCCAACGAACTTTCTCGCACCAAACGTGAAAATCTGTTCATTCAGATGCTGGAAGGCATACACAGCACCGAAGCCGAACTGGTGCTGTTGATCAAGGATCGTAAACTTACACACAAGTACCCTAGTATAACGCCCGAAGTAATCCGAGCAGCATTTCCTACGCTTCTGCCCGAAACTCTAGCAGAAATTCCGCCACTGGAAAAGGTCAAGAAGGAACCTAAACCCAAGGCCAAAGCAAAAAAGGATTCTGGGGCTGGCTCCGTAGCTGGTTTGACTCCGGAAATGGAGAAGCAGCTCCTGCAACAACAGCTAGCCGGTCTGACTGGACCGTAGTTTCTGACGGTCCCACGGATCGCAATTTCAATCATAGGTTATTGGATATCCGAAAGCTCAAACATGAAAATCGTTCCACTTCACGTAGCATTTCCAAGTTTGACCTTTAGATATCCTTTTCATATCATGGCCGATGGCATACTTGTCAACAGCGTTGGTGGTGTTCCCACCAACCAAAGTTACAGGAACATCAATCAGCCCATACATGTAGAGCCTGCAGTAAAGTTATATCTCAGCCCAGCAGCTCTAGAAATTCTTACCAAACTCCGAAATGACATCCAATAACATCCGTAACAGCAGACCCTTTATGACTGCAGTTGCAGATCTCCCACGCATGTACTATGATCTAACATGGAAAAGAAAACGCACTACAACTACATCACCGGTATCGATACCGGACCCTGGTATGTCTGGACCGACGGAGACGACGTCTTTGTCATGTCCGAAGACTTTACCCACGACGTTACCCTCGACATCCGAGGAGATTTTACCGACATCGATGCCAAACGAAGATATGCCCACTTCATCTGCGAAGCGCTCAACGAAAAAGCGGAAAAAGTAAATACGGTTATTGACAGCCTGCACTAAAGGTGCTATACTACGTACTGTGACCATGAAGAAGGGACTATATTATGACCATGCATCTGGAACATCCTAAATTCACTACCACAGGCAAGCGCCGGGGCAAATTCAAATGGGCTTCGGCAGAACAGAAACGACAGCATGAAGAACTTGAACAAAGTTGGAAAACGTTGGTGGATGCGACTCGCAGCAAAGTTGCAACTAGTCGACCACTTACTAGGCCCTTTCCCAAACTCGTTCCTCCACCGGGACGTACCACCAATGCACACATACCTAGTCTGGACACAGGTCTAGGTACAACGGCCAAGAAAGCTGCTCCGGTGTATACGGGTACCAAGATCAAAGGCATAGGTACCATGCACAAGAGCAACGCAGTTCCCATCTTTAGCGATACCGAAGCCAAAGAAATTTCTAGCATGAGGCGCTGATGCGGCCTCAGTACAGTCCCAATCCCTATCTTTGCGAGATCTGGCCCTATGATGCCTGGTCCCGCGACCTCATAACAGAGTTTGCCGCAAATCTCGGTCTGACCTGGACCGAAGTACCCACCACCATGGGTACACCAGCACTGAAGTTTGAACCCGTTGATTTTATGAATTTCATGTCTTTCTTGAAGGAGTTAAAATGACCATTCCCAGCAGTCCGGCCGATCGCAAGGCCATCAAAGGTGCGCTCGATGAAATTTCGGGCAGCATGACACGCATCGAAGCCGAGCGTGACCTCATCAAAGAAGCCATTGCCAATACCTGTGAAAACTTTGGTCTCAACAAGAAGACCTTTCGTCGCATGGCCAAGGTCTACCATCGTCAGAACTTTACACAGGAACGTGAAGAGCACGAAGAATTCGAAACGCTCTATGAGACCATCACCAATACCACAACCATGAAGGAACAGGCAGCATGAAGTACACCATCAAAGCACATGGCATCAACGATGAATACAGCATGGAGTTTAGTGCTTATACTGCAGCCGATGCCAAGCAGCAACTGGAACGTTTCGTGGATCTGGCTCAACCCATGGTTCAGGGACAGATTAACATCAATAATCTGGACCCAGCCTGCAGGATCAGTCCTTGGGCTTCGGGTTCTGACTGGGGCATCAATCTAAGCAGCATGCACGCAACCGACACCATGAAATTCTAAGCATGGAACGCTACATACTTACACTGGCAACTGTGGATAGCATGAATCGTCCACGTAACCGCACCCTGGTGGGTGTATTTCGCAATCTGGATCAGGTCACAGACTACATGAAGTCTGTCATGGATCAGAACCCTGATGTCAAGCATCGCTGGGATGTTGGTCACATGATCGATCCTGCACATGCCTGGGTGAATCATGGAACTTAGATGGCTCAATGGTCGTCTACAGAGTCGCCAGCAAGGCAATTCTGGTTTGCGACATCCGTGGGTCGATGTACCAGAATTTCGTGAAATCATACGTTGCCCTACGTGCCAGCAGGACATGACCAACAATGTCTGTCCAGTGCCCATAAACTGCCCCATGGCCGGTGTGCCGGAAATCGTAGCTGTAAGTCATTGATTTGCAAGTAAAAGAAAGTGCTTGACATCAGGGTTGGAATTTGCTAGAATCACTGTATGAATGAGGTAATAAATATGGTCATGAAAAGCAAAGTCAAACGTCGTAACCCTTTGGCTCGGGAGCTATGGAGCCAGCGTTATTCACGCACCGTGGAGAACAAACTTGTCTACAAACGCAACAGCAAGCACCGACTACAGGATCATCAGTTGGTTCGACATTGATCAGCAACAATGGCGCGTACAGGTGCTGAATGGTACGACCATTGTAGAAGAACGTCAAGCAAGCAACATGATCGAAGTACACAAACTTGGGATTTTACTGCATAATGAATACCGTATACACCGTCCTAGATAAATTAGCCAATGACAATAGTCGCCTGGCCAAAGAAGCCATTCTGCGGTCCGAGCTCCAGAATCAAGATTTTTGGCAAGCGGCTCGATTGGCACTCGATCCCTTTGTAAATTTTTACATCAAAAAAATTCCTGCGCACACCAAGTCACGGACCGGTACGCTGAGCCTAGCCCAGGCCCTAACAGAACTGGGTCGACTCAGCAATCGTGAAGTCACTGGCAACGCAGGCATAGATCATCTTGTATACATTTTGGAGAACGTGAGTGAAGCAGACAGCCTGGTTATTGAGCGAGTCATTGCAAAGGACCTCAAGTGTGGGGTCAGCGAAGCAACCATCAACAAAATTAGACCTGGGCACATCCCAACCTATCCCGTCATGCTGGCTTCAGCCTACGACCAGCGACTCATTGACCGGTTCGACTGGCCAGGCATCTGTCAGCTCAAGCTGGATGGCATGCGCTTTAACGCGATCGTCCGTGGTGAAAACGTAGAGTTTCGTAGCCGCAATGGCAAAGAAATCAGCATACCCAATGACCTGTTTCCTAAGGCCTTTGTTGCTCTGGCCAAGGAGTATGGTGCTGACTATGTTTTCGATGGTGAACTGCTGGTAGTAGATGCTGCAGGTCGGCCTCTGGATCGCAAGACTGGCAACGGCATACTCAACAAGGCTGTCAAGGGCACAGTAAGCAAGTCAGAGGCTGCTCAGATTCGTGCTACCATCTGGGATGCCATACCCGTAGAAAATTTTGTCCAGGGCATCTATTCAGTAGCCTACGAAAGTCGCTTTACTAGACTCGTGGGCGCCCACAAGCAGTTTTCAGAGTCCAGCAGACAATTAAGTCATTTGATTAGTCCGGTGTTTACCGAATATGTAAACAATGACTATGAGGCTCGCAGAATGTTCGAAAGATTTTTAGCCGAAGGTCAGGAAGGCACCATACTCAAGGATCGCAATGCCATCTGGGAAGACAAGCGCAGCAAGGGCAGCATTAAGTTCAAGGGCGAGCTCGAGGCTGACATGCGCATCATTGGCTGGGAGTTGGGCACGGGCAAGAATGCCAATCGTCTGGGAGCTTTAGTAGTTAGTTCCGAAGATGGGAGAATTGTTGTCAATGTTGGAACGGGTTTTACCGATGCCGATCGTGATTCGATTCAGCCTTCGGTGGTTGGCAAAATTGCTAGCATCAAATATAATGCACGCATACAGGACAAAAAGGGCAATACCGAAAGTTTGTTTTTGCCAGTGTTTGTAGAGATTCGCGAAGACAAGGATGTTGCAGATCATAGCACGGTCATGAAATAGGAGTTGTTATGAGCCATACAGAGGACAAAATCAAGAACAGTCAGCGCAGACATCGCGATGAAAATGCCATCAAAAAGCAAGTTAAGATTGCTACGGCCATGGGCATGAAGGTTACTGAGCCACACAAGTTAGCCAAGCATCATGCGCTGGATTGCGGTGTGCCCGATTGTCCGCTGTGCAGCAGTCCTCGTAAACGTGGCGAACTTAGCATTCAGGAAAAACGATTCTATCAGGATTTGAAGGAAGATCATGAAACCGATCTATGAATTCCGCATGGGCGATGTTGACGATCCAGATTTACTGGTGGGTCTGCACGTAGAAAGCAAACGCAGTTCCGGTGAAATTACTGCAGCCAATGTAAGCTACGAACTCATACCCAATGCTGGTCACATGGGCTGGGATGTCAAGATCTATGATGCCGATGAAAAAGCCAGCGAAGCTCGTGAATTGGATGAACTCAGAGATATCTTTGCAGAGAGTATGCGCAAAGATCAAGAACGCAGCGAAAAGCTTTGGAACGATTTGTCCGAAGAAGATCAGATTGATTTATTTTGTGCAGTTGTTCGAAGGATATGCAAAGCTGAGCTCGATGATCGGGGTTCTTACAGACATGCCTTATACAATGTATTTGGCTTCCATCAAGGGAGCTATGCACCAGCACTGAATGCTGGTTACATGTCTCTGCACAACAGTATCTTTACCGATACGGGCATTAATACCTTGATTAAAAACTTTTGCAGAGATCATGAACTCGAATTTACTGATGAACAGATCCAGGACTGGACTTTTAAACACAGATACTACTAATGCCTACTCAACAAGAAATTGACCACTTCCTTAGGAAAACACGAGGAAATCTTTACAGAGGACTGTCTCGTAGACGCAACAAACGCAAAGACAGCCTTATGCCTCAACACTATACCGATGACATACCAGGACCGCATATGTTTGATGATCTAGCCCATAGTCCGTTCCACATGGCGGCCAGCAGTGTAGACGATATTATTATCAGTCAGATACTGCAGAAAAGATTCTTAGCCAACAAAGATGTCGAGCTGGAACGCATCTATTTGCTGACCGATGTTCGTACCGTAAGAAAGTTCATTTCGACTCTCAAAGAACCCAAGCGTGTCTTTAGCATGAGCGAAGATCATGGCTATGTGTTCTTTGCAGACGATTGCTATTGGGAATATGGTGCAGACTCCAACATGGTCAGAGTCAAGTTCGTAGGCGGTAAAGATTTCGTTGGCTCTTGGAGCAAGAAGCTCAGCGAAGAATTTACCATTGCCAAGAGCTTTGTTGAATGGATGTATACTTCGGATGGCAACAGTGCCACTGTACCCATTACCGATGAAAAGCAGCCCTTGCCTGAAATGTATCCGTTTCTCACTAAGGATTTGTTCGAGTACTATGATGATTACATGGATAGTTCGGCGAGTGTGCTGGTGTTGCTAGGCCCGCCTGGTACAGGCAAGACCAGCTTTATTCGTGGCCTGTTGCAGTACACCAAGACCAATGCCCTGGTTAGCTATGATGCCAGCATCCTGGAAAAGGACTATATCTTTGCCCGCTTTGTCGAAGGACAGAACAACGTCATGATCCTGGAAGATGCCGATACCTTTTTGGGTTGCAGATCCGATGGCAACGATGTCATGCACAAATTCTTGAACGTTGGCGACGGGCTAATTACTAGCAAAGGTAAAAAGATGATCTTTAGCACCAACCTGCCCAGCATCAAGGACATAGATCCTGCGTTGGTTCGTCCGGGTCGTTGTTTTGATGTTCTGGAGTTCCGTCCCATGCAGGAGACCGAGCATCAGGCTCTGGCCGATAAATTGGGCATTGATCGCATGACCGGTGAAAAGACTCTGGCAGAAATTTTCCACAGTCAGATTCATGCTCCCAAGGTCAAACGTCGTAACATGGGGTTTTATTGATAAATACAGGGAGGAGACTCCCATGGCAAATGTCATTCCTTTTCCGATGCCCAATCGGAAGCTACATTTATTTAATGATGAAGAAATATTTGTGACCGTTGCTGCTATCAACGTCTTTGGTGCTGCGGAATCTGGCAAGGCCAGCGCATCTAATCTCTATGCCTACGAAGCAGAATTTGTCGTAGCCTGTGTAAAACAGCTCAAAGACTGCGGACTCATGAGCAATCGTGCCCGAGTAATTTGTCGTCATATCATTGAAAGATACAAGGCCTCACAATGAAAATTGGATTTTGCTGCAAGTGGATTGACAATGTCGACCAAATCGATGGATTCAAGCCCCAGGACGATGCCAAACGTTTGAACACTAGAGTGACCACCGTAGCCTGGCTCAATCGCCAGACTCAGGAAGTTGCCGAACAACGCCTCTGGGATCTTATGGTTCACAACATTGAAAGCATCAGATTGCTGGTGGAAAGGGTAGGTAATCTTCATGAACATCTTAGGATGGTGCGTCTTGGTAGCGATATCTTGCCTGTTTATACCGAACCTACCTGGAGCTATTTTTGGCGTCGTCATGACGTTAGGGACTATTGTGAGCGCCATCTTCCTGTTGTGGGCGAGCTTGCTCGTAGGCGGGGCGTTCGCCTTAGCTTTCATCCTGGTCAGTTTGTTGTTTTGGCTTCAGAGAGCGCTGACATAGTAAATCGCAGTCTAGAGGAGTTCGAGTATCATGTTGACATGGCCCGTTGGATGGGATTTGGCAAAACCTTTCAGGATTTTAAAATCAATGTTCACATCGCAGGTCGGCAAGGAGCCGAAGGAATTCAAAGAGTGTGGTCCAGACTCAGCACCGAGGCCCAACGCATGCTCACCATCGAAAATGATGAGACTCGTTGGGGCTTGGAAGAAAGTCTCAAACTTAAAGACCTTTGTGCTCTTGTTCTCGATATCCACCATCATTGGATTCGTACTGGCGAATATATCCAACCCCAGGATTCACGAGTTCGTGAAGTCATTGAATCTTGGCGGGGTGTACGCCCTGCGCTCCATTATAGCCTGAGCCCCGAAAGCATCGTTGCAGATCATTGCCCTAACACCATGCCTTGTCTGAGCACCTTGGTGCAGAGCGGCAAGAATCGCATGAAGCTCCGAGCTCATAGCAATTTTTACTGGAATGATGCTTGCAACGATTGGGCTCTGAGCTTCGAAGATTTTGACATTCAATGCGAATCCAAAGCCAAAAATCTAGCTAGTTTTGCTTTGGCTGAAAGGCTAAATACAAATAAATCAATCCTTCTTGAAGCCGCTTAACATGCCTGTATATTCTTTTAAATGCAATACCTGTGAACATGAATTTGATGTAACCTGTCGCATGTCCGAACGCGATGCCCAAAGTTGTCCACACTGCGGCGCCAAGGACTATCAGCCCCATTTCACCAGTCCGTTGTCTTTCGGTGATCCTGTACGCTTGGGTGTACGGACCCTGGACAACGGTTTCCGAGAGGTACTAAGTAGGATCGGACAGGCTAACCCTCGCTCTGACCTCGGTGCCAAGCTAAGTAGAAAATGATCCACAAACATAACCATCCGATGGGAGGACATGTCCATTAGGACCTATGTCCTCTGCTACTTAAGAGGGCGTACATGGCAAAAAAGATTCATGCAGTACAAGAAGCAAACCAGCCTAAGGTCACCATTACTAATAAACTAAAAATTAGAATTGATGATCTTACGGTCATAGAGCCATTAACTGAGAACCAACGGAGATTTTTCGACAGTTATGATGATAGTCGCATCATGTTACTGCATGGTGTGGCCGGAACCGGTAAAAGCTACATAGCCCTGTACAAAGCACTGGAGGAAGTACTAGATCATGGCAACCCATATCATCAGGTAGTCATAGTAAGGAGCGCAGTACCCAGCCGAGAAATTGGTCATTTGCCCGGCGACGAAAAGGAAAAGACCGAGGTATATCAGCTACCCTATCAGGACATCTGCCAGAATTTGTTTGGCAGGCACGATGCCTTTCAGAGATTGTGTGAACAGGGTACTGTGAAATTCATGATAACAAGTTTTGTTCGAGGCATCACGCTGGACAACAGTGTGATCATAGTCGACGAATCACAGAACATGACTGACATGGAACTTAACTCCATCATCACCCGAGTGGGTGAGAACAGCAAGATCATATTCTGTGGTGACTTTAGACAGACCGATCTCTACAAGAAGACCGATATGTCTGGACTCAAGAAGTTCATGGTCATAGCCGACATGATGCCAAGTTTCAGAGTCATAGAATTTGACGTCAAGGACATAGTAAGGTCCGACATCGTCAAGGAATACATTCTTGCCAGATTAAGTTATGAGGAACAGTACGCATAATGTACAAGTATAAACTTTGGGTTCGTATCAACAGTTACCAAACTGCCGAAACCCTGATCTGGGCCAGCAATGATTATGATGCAAAAATGCTTGGTGAAGCCCAGTACGGAGCCGGTAATGTTCTTAACTATACAAGGATAGATTAAATGGCCGATCAGTTTGATTTTGATTTCAGACTTGATCATGTACAGAAACTTTTACCCAGGATCAAAAATCCACAGGAATGGCACGAAAGTTTAAGTGAGGTTCTACCACAATACGACATCACAGATGTTCTTAGGACATCGGCGTTCATAGCACAATGTGCACACGAAAGCGGTGGCTTTACCATGCTTTCGGAAAATCTCAACTACAGCGCACAGGGACTCATGGGTGTATTCAAAAAATACTTTCCTACCCTGGAATTAGCCAATGCCTATGCACGGCAGCCCGAAAAGATTGCCAACAGAGTCTATGGTGGCAGAATGGGCAATGGTGATGAATCCAGTGGCGAAGGCTGGAAGTTTCGTGGACGTGGTCTCATACAGTTGACTGGCAAAGACAACTACAGACGCTGCAGCGAATATCTGTTTGAAGACTGGACCTTATTGGAAGTACCTGACTGCCTGACCCAGCCTTACTACGCACTGCACAGCGCCTGTTGGTTCTGGAGTGCCAATAAATTAAACGCCTTGGCCGATCAGCAAGACATTAGAATGATGACCAAACGCATCAACGGTGGTTTCATTGGTCTTGAAGATAGAGTCAAACACTATAACCATGCACTAGAAGTTCTACAAGACCTACACTAAGTGAAAAAATTTTGTCATGATTGGTTGCCTGAGATTAAGCTTCAATCCGTAACCAATGAAAGCTCCGGAAAAAGAACCTATGCCACACCCGAGGGACAGACCTATCCCTCGGTCACAACTGTTCTAAGTGAACATGGTCGCGAAGCCATTGCGGCCTGGCGTAATCGCATAGGCGCAGCTGAGGCCAATCGCATCAGCAATTCTGCTGCAAGACGTGGAACACGCGTACACAAGCTCGCAGAAAGATATATAAAGAATGAGGAGATTGTCTTAGACAATCCGTTGCATCAGGACCTGTTCGATCGCATACGTCCGCATTTGGATGAAATCGACAACATCAGAGCCAGTGAGTATAATCTTTACAGTGACTATCTAAGATTGGCTGGTACCGTAGACTGCATTGCAGACTACAAGGGCAAGCCGCACATCATAGATTTCAAAACAAGTTCAAAACCCAAACAACGAGATTGGATTCACAGCTACTTCATGCAGGCCAGTGCCTATGCCATCATGGCCGAAGAACGCTATGGATTGACAATTCCCAGATTAGCCATTATAATTGCCGTAGAAGATAGTGATCCGCAGGTCTTTGTCGAACATCGAGATGACTGGGCGGAGCTTTTAATTGAATATCGAGACCTATACGAAAAAAGGAGCTAAAATGCTAACAGTAGGTGATAAACTTCGTCCGTTCAAAATTGTCGGTGTAAAGCCCGGTGCTCTTACACCCGAAGGTGCCTTTGAGGACCTAACGGAAGCATCCTTCCCTGGCAAGTGGAAGATCATCATGTTTTATCCCAAAGACTTTACCTTTGTATGTCCAACTGAAATTGTTGCCTATGATAAACTGGTAAATGATTTTAACGATCGTGATGCCGTATTGCTCATGGGCAGCACTGACAACGAATTCTGCAAGATTGCCTGGCGCAATGCTCATGAAGATTTGAAGAAAACCAACTCATGGATGTTTGCGGATCTTCTCAAGACACCGCAAGACTATGACGAAGAACATCAAAGATATGTTGAAGGAGGACTAGCTCAAACACTAGGAGTTCTTGATGAGGAAAATGGTGTAGCTTTGAGAGCTACTTTCATCGTTGACCCTGACAATGTTATTCAACACATTACAGTCAATAACCTCAATGTTGGTCGTAGCCCCGAAGAAACTCTTAGAGTTCTTGATGCACTGCAAACTGGTGAACTTTGCCAATGTAACCGCTCGGTGGGTGGAGCAACTCTATAATGTTTGAATACGCATCAATCTGGGATGTTTATGAAATCAAGCTCTATATCCTTTGCTTGAGTATTGCTGTGGCCATATGGCTAGGCAACAAGTTTTATGATCAGAGGAATAAGAAATAATGCTTGAACTCATTTGGGCACTAGGTGCCATTATCTTAATTGATGTAGTATTAGGCGGCGAAAACGCTATCGTTATTGCCATGGCCAGTCGTCGCCTACCACCAGACCTGCGTAAGCGGGCCATGTTATGGGGCACGGTTGGTGCAGTGGGAGTCCGGTTCGCATGTGTGGCTGCATTGACTTATTTGCTCATGATCCCGGGCTTGAGGCTCGTAGGTGGTCTAGCCTTGTTGTACATTGCCTGGACTCTGGTACGCGACAACAAAGAACAAGATCATGAAGTTCAGGCTGCAAGTACTTTTTGGGGTGCCATGGCTACCATTGTCTGGGCCGATGCTGTAATGGGTCTAGACAATGCACTTGCCATAGCCGGTGCAGCTGGTGGTAATTGGTGGCTTATTATATTTGGGCTACTAGTGTCTGTACCTATCATCTTATTTGGTAGTACTGTAGTAGCTAGAATCATGGAACGTTGGCCCAAAACTATATGGATAGGAGCAGCGGTGTTGGTAGCAGTTGCAGCACAGATGATTTGGGCTGAACCTTTGATACAGGAGTTACTACATGCTTCAAACATTGATTCAAACTCTGCTGCACCATCATCGAAATCGTAAACCTACACATCTCGAACGGTTAGAGATAGATTCGACTCATGGTGGTCATCGAGATCGTTCTGGTTTTATTGTCATTTTATTTTTATTAATATCGCTAATCATAGCATTAGCCCTTAGCTAAGGAAAAACATGAGTTGGGTTGATAATCTCAAAGAAACCATACCAGACTATGCCAAAGATACCAGACTTAATCTGGATGCAGTAATTAAAAGAAGCAGTATTCCAGCCAACGAAGCCGAAGCCATTGCAGTGGCAGCAGCATTTGCTACTGGCAATACCAAGTTCTGGACCTGGCTTCATAGTGTGATCACAGAACGTGCCGAGGCCGATGCTGCTCTTACTGCGGCCAGTCTAATGGCCATGAACAATGTCTGGTATCCCTATGTCGAAATGGCTGACGATGAAAATCTCAAAGGACTGCCAGCACAGTTGCGAATGAATGCTATTTCTACTCACGGTGGAACCACCAAGGCTCGTTTTGAAGCCTATAGTCTGGCTGCTAGTATTGTTGGTAAGTGTCATTTCTGCATCAAAGCTCACTATGAGACTTTGAAAAAAGAAGGTTATACCACCGAACAGTTGCGAGACATTGGTCGTATTGCTGCGGTCATAACAGCAGTATCAAGGGTTTTGAATAATTAATATATAATGTATAGTTGTATGAAGCAAGCAGAAACATGCTGCGGACGCGGGTTCGACTCCCGCCTGGTCCACCAGAAGTATATTGCACTTCACTGATAAGGAAGACTGGTCGGCTGTATTCAACTGGCTAGTGCAGTATACTTCTGATGGGCCAGACATGGTTTCGACGGGGCAAATAGTAAGTAAGTGGACAACTCGTTAGGCGAAGGACGTAATCCTAGCAAATCAAATAGACGCAAACGACGACTATTTCTATCAGGACCTTAAGCTAGCCGCTTAAACCTGACGGGGTTTTGGCAGTTCACCTTGTTACCAAACGAACTGCCTATCACACACAAGGAGTTTTAATGAAAAAGACTGTATTAGCATTAGCCTTAGCAATGTCAGCTGCTGCATCTCAAGCAGCTAACTTTGTTAGTTTCGATGTAGATCAGGTTACTGATACCCGCACTCGAGCAGGTAGCACTGCTCAATATTTTCGTGCAGGCAAAGACATGATGGGCCTCAACATGGGATTTCAGGTTCGAACCGCTGTGTTTGACAAAGGCGGAATGCTTAATAGTGTCGAAGCCACTGCAGGAAAAGACCTCATCAAAGGTATCAATGTATTCGGTGGCGTTGGCTATGACAATGGTTTCAATGGCAAAGTCAATGGAGATTTTACCTATGGATTGGTTGGTTTAAGCACAGGTGCTCCAGTTGGACCGGCATGGGCATTTGGTGGCGTAAAAACACGTGTAAACTGGGATGACAACAACCCCAAACAGACTGTTACCTATGCTGGTGTAAGTGTTCCATTGAACAAGGCCATAAGTGTTAGTGCTAGCCTGAGCCGTTCCATGCAAGACATCCAAGAAAAGGCCTATGGCGTTGGCCTAAGAGTATCTTACTAAGTCAGCGGAGCAATCCGCTTTATAATGAATACTAGCATTTTATGTGAAAGACCCCTGGTAACGATCTTTGAAGATTTTTTAGATTCGGAAACCTGTAAAAAATTCATAGAATACCCCTGGCCTTGGGTCAAGAGCACGGGGTATGATCACGACACACTTAAGGCCAAACCTACGGCACATAGAACCAGTTCTACAAACTATATCTATGAAAATTTGAGGTTTTATGATTTTGTTGCCTATACCAAAGCAAAAATATCTCAGACTCTAAAGGTAAGATCGCAGAGGTTTGAGTTTTTGCAAATGCAAAAGTATGCCCCTGGTGAGCAATACAAAGAGCATTATGATTATTTTTTTCATGGACCAGAATGCCAGAACAACAGAGTTGGTACCCTGATAATCTATTTAAACGATGATTTTTCTGGGGGCGGCACAACTTTTCATAAACTAGACTTTACGGTGTTACCTAAAACCGGAAGGGCATTATACTTCCAATACAATTATGAACCGGACGTAAATCTATTGACAGAACACAGTGGAGACCCTATACTAGAGGGTAATAAGTACATAGTTACTGCTTGGTTCAGAAACGGTAACTGGAGTCTATAAATATTTGGAGTTCTCGATCTCCTAAAATCGAACACACTACACACAAACAGGAGAAACACATGAGTAACATGACACCCTACGAGATTCGTCTCGATCTTTTGAAAATGGCTCAGGCCATGCTTGAACAAGATTACTATGGTAAACGCGAAGCCATAAGCAATGACTGGCAGGTAAGAGTAGACAATGCCCGCCACGCAGGAACACAGCCACCAGATCATCCTGGCTATCCTAGCTATCCTTCTGAAGCCGAAATCATAGCCAAAGCGGCCATACTCAACGGCTTTGTATCTCAAACAACAGCAACCCCCTTAGAGAAAACTTCTAAGAAGTAATCTTGGCTGGAGATCTTAGGATCTCCTTTCGGAGAAATTCATGGAACGAATTCTTAAACCTGTTTTATTGCTATTGGCTGGATTTTTGGTTGCAACCATGATTTTGAAAGTTGTAAATTTAAAGTTTGATCATCTACGCAACACTGAGCCTATGCAGGCAAACAGTATAACTGTCAAAGAACGTGAACGACAGTTAGAATGTTTGACACGAAACATTTACTATGAAGCTGCTCGCGAACCCTTTGAAGGCAAAGTAGCCGTAGCACAGGTTACGCTGAATCGCACCGAGAGTGGTGTTTTTCCTAAGGACATCTGCAAGACCATCTATCAGAAGAATGTATTTTTTGATAAAGTTATCTGTCAGTTCAGCTGGTATTGTGAACGTGCTACTCAGAAACGGCCTTTGCATGAAGAGGCTTACGAAGAATGCTACAGAGTAGCCAAAAAGGTCTTGCTCGAAGGTTTTAGACTCGAAGGGTTGACCGAAGCCTTGTATTATCATGCAAATTACGTGAACCCAGGTTGGAAGAAAGAAAAAGTTGCCACCATTGGTAACCACATTTTCTATAAATAATATCATGAACATACTAGACAAACTACGTGATCCTAATCATAAATTTTATGTCAGTGACGTAATCAACATACAAAAAATTTCGGAATTTTGCCGAACTAAATTGACTGCAGCTACGGCTGAAACCATTGCTTGGATTGGTCTAATACTAATACACGCTGCCACTGTTCCGACGCTTCTGGCAGTCATGAGCGGATTGACCGAAAAAATGCCGCCGGTGGATCTGGTATTGTTTGTCTGGGCAGGTTTATCGCTTTTCTTTGTTAGAGCTGCTATTCTCAAGGACATGGTCATGGTCATAACCAT